TCTCATTGGCAGCTCTACTAGATAACTTATTAGGCGTTACCTGCCATAGTCTGCCAAGAGTTCCGTATGACCTAATCATATCTGAGACTATTGGAGATACTGGGACAATCAGGTCCGTTCCACCTTTGCCCTGTACTCGTAGAGAGTACCCGTCCTCGTGCTCTATTAGGTCTGAGCCTTTGATGTTGGCTACTTCCATAGCACGAAGTCCTGCTGTGCCACCCAAGATAAACCAGTTGCGTAGCGTTGGGTTCTTAGCCTCAGCCAGCAGCTTCTGATACTCACCCTTAGTTACGGGCTTAGGCACACCACGTCCTGGCTTGACCTGTGGCAGTTGCTCAGCAGGGTTGTGACCATTGACAAGGTTCATCTTGTTCAAAGACTTGTAGATACTCCTCAGACGGGCTACGTAGGTAGCCTTGGTGGACTGCCTGGTAGCTTGGAGTATCACCCGCTCTAGGTCCTCGTAAGTTGCTAGAGCAGGGTGAACACCCAATCGTCTAATGATCTGCATATCCTGCTTGAACAGCTGCTCAGAATACCCACTTGTCCGGTATCTATTGTGAAGCTGCTCGGCTATCTGCTCTAAGGGTATAAGTTCCATAGGCAGATCCTAGCACTAATCAGCTAGGTTCGGTGTGGATTGTTCCGCTTGCATAGCATCATAAGTTGATTTCAGCATAGATGTAAAAGACCCATCGCCTCGATCAATGATTGCGTGTTCAGTAACTTGCCCAGTCATTGGGTCAGTTTCATCAATAAAAGTAACTTTATCCATTTTTATAACTCCGCACTAAATCCGAGGAAACCACTTGAAGTATTATTTATCACTATTGCATAGTAACGATAAGCGTTTAAGCCTGTTGTCGTAAAAGATATTGCTCCCATATTTGGATTTTCAAGACCAGACCCAACCAAAGTAAGTGTGCTAACTGTATAACCAGCAGCAATTTCATTGATTGATAATGATGACCAATCAACAGATGTTGGCGCAGTTCTCATTGTAACTGGGAAAGTTATATAACCACGCCCAGCCGTTGTCGAATTTGCTTGGGCTGATCCAAGCACCGCATTTACTCCCTGAGTACCTGAACCGCGCCAGTAGTAACGCTGACAAGCGGCTAATTCTCCTTGGATTGTTGCGCCATTGGTGCGGAAAGGTAATGCCACGCTACCAATGTCAATTTGAACACCAGTCACTTCAAAGTAATCATTAGCACCAGCCGTACCAGTTGGGTCACAAAAGAACTGAATTGCCATTTCTGTTGTTGCTGCTGGAAGCGCGCCACTATAACTAAAACGCTGCCAAGTCGTTGTTAGTGTTGCGGTGTTATTTATTGTAAATGAAGCGCCTGTATAAGTACCCTGAATTGCTTGGTCTGTTCCTGTACCTGTCCAAACACGGCTACCAAATGCGCTAGAAGTCGGTGAATAATTAGCACCAGCCCGAGCATAAAAAGATAATGTGACTGTCTTCCCAGCATAAGGAATTGAATTAAGTGTTTCAAAACTATTACTTAATGAAAAGCCTGTTGTAGATGTTGAACCTGCGGTGCGTTGAAATCTTGCACAATACTGAATATTTGGAAGATTAGTTGTATCGCCTGTGACTTGTCGGCTAACTGTTCCAGCACTTGCCGCCAATGCGTACCAGCGGTCTAATGTGTATGCAGCCGAAGCCGTAGAAAATGAAGTGCCTCTTTGTGCTATCTGAAAGGCTGAGTTAATTACAGGATTGGAAATTGGATTTCCAGCCGTATAGCGTAAACCTGTCGAAGTGGAAGAATCTGCTACGAGAGTTTCCCCATTGTTGCCCACGGCTACCCTAGCCTGGGTAGTGGAGTAACCGAATAGGTCACCCTTTGCTGTTAACGGCGAGTTAGCCGTTGTTGGAACTCTACCTGTAGCCATTAGTTTCCTCCTGGTTGTGCTGGTAATTCAATCTGTCGTGGGTCTGCATTGCTTGCAGGTAAATCTCTGAGTGCTTGGCGGTAGGTAGCCCAGGCTGCTTTGTCCACAGGAGCATCTGCAACCTGTGTCCAGTCTGTACGCGCTAATTCTGTGTCGCGCCAGTAACGTAAACGTGTTAAATAAAGATCGTCTGAAACTTCTGCGTCGTTGCCAAAACCTGAGTCGAACTTTGTCATTATGCCACCTCGTAGAATCCGGAAATAATTATTTCGTTACTAGTTGCTATGCACGTAGTCCAATCATAAAAACGTACACCAGCGGCGACCGTGTACGCCGTATTTATAGATCCTGTTACCGCTTTACCAGTTGCAGACCACTCATTTCCAGAAATAGAAAATTTGCTGCCTGAAGCAGTTGAAGGTAAATAAATGGTCATTGTGCCAGCACCAGTTCCAGCGTTTGTAATTGTTACTCGTGCAGTAAAAAAGACAACTTTACCAATTTGTAAATACGATCCAGATGATGTGTAACTAGTAATGGTTCCGATAGTTTGTCCAACAGTTGGTGTGTAAGCCGTCCAAGTGTACGAAGGTGTAGCCCACTTTAATCCAGTTGCAGTGCTTGAATCAGCAGTCAGTACTTGGTCGTTGCTACCCACTGCCAGTCTTGCTGGGGTATCGTTGGCAGTAGCCGTCAGTAAATCTGCTTTAGCGTCAAAGATGGTTGGTTGAATACCACCTTCAACCGAAGGTATGCGTCCAACTGTCATTTATGATAACTCGCTTCCGAAAGCATTGAATGAGAATGTTGCTGCTGAGGCATAGACTGTGATCACATCTGTAGCTCCCAGAGTCACACCTAGTGTCAGGGTGTCTGTAGCGTTACCAGGTAGGGATACGTCATAGGCCAAGTACTGGGCAGCAGCCAAAGTTGCACCTGCCACACGGACCGCGATGCGGTATGTGCCAGCAGTAGCTGTCTGGTTGGTTACTGTCAGTGTAGATACGATTGCTTGTGTTGCTGCTGGTACGGTGTAGAGCGTTGTTGCAGTTGTTGCCGCTGGGTTAGATTGCCCTAACACCTTGTAATTTGTTGGCATTTATTTTTTTCCTTTACTGTAGTGTTTTGGTTTCTTATCCACCCATTAGAAGCAAGCTACTGACAGTTCCACCGGAACTACCTGTTAGCCCATTCTCAAAGTTGGTTAGATCATATGATGAGAGTACGTGCTTGACCGATGCACCTGCGGTGTGCGCTACTGGAGATGTTCCAGCCTGACCGCGTACTATGGTCATCGTATCCGATGACTGGTTAGTGATAAATACAATTTCCTCGTTGAGTGTGTCAAAGTCAATAGCAACGGTGAAGATGTCTGTGTTGCCTGGAGCAAGAGTTATACCGCCCATAAGAGCAGTACCTGTACCACTGGCAACAAGCATAGATGTCGCACCACTGGTAGTAATAGCATTTTGTAGTGTTGTTTCAACGCTAGTAGATGAATAGAGACTGGCCATTGGTTTTCCTTATCGGGTGTAGTGAATACGGATCGGGTACTTGTCTGCCAACTTGAGTGCTTCTTCATTGAGTCGTTGCTGGTATAGAGCAAAGATGTAACGAGATGCAGCTACTCCTGCAGATGATGGCAACTTACTGTCGTTTAGATCGGCCTCAGCTGAAGTGAGATTGATTCGTCCAGCGTCAAGATAAGACAGTAACTTGTATGATGCTCCGAGTACGACAACATCCTTACAAGAATCAGGTAGACCAGTAACGTCAGCAAAATCATCTGTGTTGGCATCAAGTGTGTTTGGCGTTGCTGTGTACCAAACTTGAATAGTACGACCAGGTTGTACGTTCTCATAGATATTAAGTGTATTGTTTGTATTGAAGGTAGCAGCGTTTGCCATACCATCTAAGCGCCAGCGATTTACTGGTAGCCATTCCTGGCTAGAACCTGTTGTCTGCCAAGAGATAAATAGGACACCTTCAACATCATCTGGTAATGGGTATGTAACCTGAGATGCGTTAAAGGTAAATGTATAAGAGTTAATAATCCAGAGCTTAGGATAGAAACTGTTGATCGTATCGTTGATAGCCTTCTTAATGTTGTTACGTGGGAAGGTTGGAGATAGAGTTACTTGTGCATACTGTGCGTGAGGTGATGCTGTAGTTCCTTGGTATCCACGACCAAAGCCTGGGATAACGTTGAGTGTATTGCTAGCTGGTGCGAAGTTATCAATCCAGATTAACTCATCATCAATTTCGATGATGCCTTTAGCAAGGTTACCTCCAGAGCCAACAGTAATCTGTGTGCTAGTGGTGGTTAGACCAGAAGGGTTTGCAACGTAAGTGATGCGATCTTGGCGCAGGGCGTAGCCTTGCAGGTTAGCCTTGACCTCATCTACTAGGTCGTTTAGTGTTGGCATTATTTCCTCTCATACCAGCCATCTCCCCACAACGTAAGGAGTCTTGCAAAATATTGTTCATACTGTGGTGCTATAGCATCTAGCGAATACAAGGACACTGCTCGCTTATGTATTGCTACTGGGTCTAAACTCTTTACCCACTCTGTAGCTACTGCAAACTCCATTGCATTTCTACAACGATATCCAGTAACACCTTGTGGATTAGTTTCTGTAAACGCTCCCCAGTCTGTGGTAATCGTTGGAGTCCCACAGGCTTGTGCTTC